CTCTATATGATGTTCTGCCTCCCATGTATACCGCCGGCCTGTGGCATGTAGTGACGGAGGGGCCACAACGTAGGACCCATCACCCCGTACGTCTACGCCTGGGCCTAGAATGCCGCCTGTCGGACGAAATGGCATACCTTGAACAGCAGCTTGAAGCCGTCAAAGGCGAAGGCGAGAGCAAGGAATACCGCGCCTTGCTCAAATCCTACACCGATACCGCCAAATTATACTTACGGCTTGTGAGTGAGGACGAAATCGAACAGGACAAAGCCGACGCGCTGACCGATTTTAACACACCGTCGGTTTACGATAAGCGCGGGATTTTAACAATATGAACTATATTGCCGAGTACAACGCAAAAATCCAGTCCGGCGAAATAGTAGCTTCAAGGCGGGTTAAGGCGGTATATGCCCGCCTTGCGGCTAACACTGACCCTAAGCATTGTTTAACGTCACAGTACATTTTCGATGAAGTCCGCGCAAGCCGCCCCATAGAATTTATCGAGCGCTTCTGCAAGCATTCCAAAGGCGAATGGGCGGGGCAGAATATTCGGCTGGAACTCTTTCAAAAGGCATATATTCAAGCCCTGTTCGGCTTTATTGACAAGGAAACAGGCTTGCGGCAGTACCGGGAGAGTTTCTTCCTTGTGGGGCGTAAAAACGGCAAGAGTACGCTATTAGCCGGGTTAGCCCTCTATATGCTCACTTCCGACGGCGAGGGCGGCGCGGAGGTGTATTCAACGGCGACCAAATACGCGCAAGCACGGTTACTATTTGATGAAGCCCATAACATGATAAAGCAGTCGCCCGACCTGTCAAAGCATTTCAGAAAGCGCAAACAAGACCTTTACTATGAACCCACAATGTCAAAGTTTCAGCCCCTTGCCCGGAACTCCGACACGCTGGACGGCTTGAACGCAAGCTTTGTTATTATGGACGAATTGCACGGCGTGAGGGACAGAAACCTTTACGAGGTTATGCGCCAAAGCATGGCGGCGCGCCGTCAACCGCTGCTTATTATGATAACAACCGCCGGAACCGTGCGGGAATGTATTTTTGACGATATGTATAGCCACGCGGCACAGGCCGCTGACGGCGGCATAACGGATGAACATTTCCTGCCCGTGCTTTATGAACTGGACGACCGCGCCGAATGGACGAACCCGGCGGCATGGGTTAAGGCAAACCCCGCCTTATGCTCCATTAAGAAGCTGGATGACCTGACCGCCAAAGTAGAGCGGGCGAAGCAGAACCGAAACGAACTTTCCGGCGTTCTCTGCAAGGAATTCAACGTCCGGGAAACCGTGAAAACGGCGTGGCTATCGTTTGACGATATAAACAACGAGGAAACATTTACGCTTTCCGACTTCCGGGGCGCGTACTGTATAGGCGGTGTTGACCTGTCCATTACAACGGATTTAACCTGCGCGTCGCTGCTATTTATGAAGCGCGGGGACGATACGAAATACATAACGCAAATGTATTTCCTGCCCGCCGACAGACTGCAAGAGCGCGTCCAGCAGGATAAAATCCCCTATGACAAATGGTATGAACGGGGATTATTGCGCCTATGCACGGGCAATTCAATAAACTATTCCGACGTTACGACATGGTTTGCCGAAACCGTCAAGGAATATGACCTGTTCCCGGCGTGGGTTTATTATGATAGCTATTCCGCGCGGTATTTTGTCGAGGAAATGGCACTGCAAGGCTTTAACATGATTAGATGCATACAGGGCGCGAAAACGCTGTCGCTGCCTATGCAGATGTTAGGCGCGGACTTGCAGGCGCACAGGGTTATTTACAACAACAACCCCATTTTGAAATGGTGCCTGACGAACACAGGCGTTCAGACCGACCGCAACGGGAACATTGTCCCCATAAAAAACCAATCGCCCCGGCAACGGATTGACGGGACGGCGGCTCTGCTTGATTGTTACGTCGGACTGTATGAGCATTACAACGAATTCATAAACGCAATTTAAGGGGGGATACGTTATGAAGCTGAAAGATAAGAAAATAGAGATTTTAGCCGTAACGCACACACAAGACCCGGACGGTTATTCCATAGAAACCTTAACACCGATAGCCCCGCCCATGTGGGCGTACTTCCGGCAGCTTTCCGGGAAAGAGGTTTACGCCGCTATGTCTGTCCAAGCGACCGAGGAAGTTTTATTTGTCATAGGTTATCGAACTGACATAACCACGCGGCATATTGTCCGCTTTCGCGGCGTTGATTATGATATTACCCGCGTGGACACGTTCGAGGGGTATAAAGAGGACTTGACGCTGTATTGTAAAAAACGAATATAGTTTGCCATAGTTTTTGAATATCAAGTTTTCTTCACGATATTAGGATATTTGCTTGATATTTGGTCTGTACTATGATAATATATCATTGGTTAGTTATACCACGGTACGGAGGTTAGCGAAGTGGCTATAAGCTATAACAAACTATGGAAATTGTTAATAGATAAAGGTATCAAGAAAACACAATTAAAAACGCTGGCCGGGGTTAGCACAAATGTAATTGCCAAATTGGGCAAGAATGACCCTGTTTCAATGGAAACGCTGGCAAAAATATGTGCCGCTTTGAATTGCGATATAGCCGATATCGTAGAGATGACAAGCGACACAGGAAATGGGGGTAAATAATCGTGGCAGGAAATAGTAATTTACATATGTCCCGGGCAGATAAAGCCGATGAATTTTATACGCAACTTTCACTTATAGAAAATGAATTAAAACACTATAAGGGGCATTTTAAGGGTAAAGCCGTTTTTTGTAATTGCGACGACCCTTTTGAAAGCAACTTTTTCAAATACTTTGCTATGAATTTCAATTCATTAGGTTTGAAAAAGCTGATTGCCACTTGTTATGCAACATCACCAATTCTTTATACCCAGTTGAATTTGTTCGGGGACGAAATTGTTGTGAGTAAAGAGGAAAACACAAAGAAACCGTACAAAATTGAAATTACAGAAGTTACAGACGAAAATCAAGACGGGCGCACAGACCTTGCCGACGTAGAATATCTATTGCGAAACCGAAAAAACACCCTTACCCTATTGGAGGGCGACGGAGATTTTCGTTCCCCGGAATGTGTGGAGCTATTGAAGCAAGCGGATATTGTCGTCACTAACCCGCCCTTTTCACTTTTCCGTGAGTATATGGCGCAGCTTATGGAATATGAAAAGGATTTTATCATTATCGGCAATCAAAACGCGATAACTTACCGTGAAATATTACCGCTGATACGTGACAATAAAGTATGGTTAGGTTATAATAATGGACATTTTTGGTTCAAGGTGCCAGACACATACGAGGAAAAGAAAACCGATTTTAAGATTGACGAAAACGGGCAGAAATGGCGGCGTATGGGGAATATTTGCTGGTTTACAAACCTCGATATTGAAAAACGTCACGAGGATATACCCTTGTTTAGGACATATTCTCCAGATACCTACCCAAAATATGACAATTACGACGCAATAGAAGTTAGCCGGACTGCTGATATACCTTGCGATTATTACGGCGTTATGGGCGTTCCCATAACATTTATGCAATATTATAACCCAAATCAATTCGAAATATTGGGCGACAGCAGATACCATGACGGGCAAAATTATTCAGATGACATCAATGTTATAAACGGGAAAACACTTTATCGACGAATACTAATAAGACGCAGGAAACAAGAAAGCGGGGCTGAAGTATGAAAATCAAATTACACGAAATCCCTGTACGGGAAGTTGTCAAGGGTTACATAGACAGCGCGGAAAATGGCGTTGTTGGCTACAGCGGACGCTTGAATATTCGTCCTGCCTTTCAGCGTGAATTTATCTACAAAGACAAGCAGCGCGATGAAGTCATTCGCACGGTTCAAAAGAACTTTCCGCTCAATGTTATGTATTGGGTAAAGAGTGACAACGGCAATTATGAACTGCTTGACGGGCAGCAGCGAACAATTAGTCTTTGTCAATATGTAAACGGTGACTATTCCATAGACCATATGGGCTTTGATAACCTGACGCAGACCGAACGCGAACAGATTTTAGACTATCCCCTAATGATTTATATTTGCGAGGGGACGGACAAGGAGAAATTAGACTGGTTCAAAATTATCAATATTGCGGGCGAGCAGTTGACCGCGCAGGAGTTACGCAACGCCATTTATACCGGGGAATGGCTGACAGAAGCAAAGAAATATTTCAGTAAAACGTCTTGTCCCGCATATGCCATAGCAAGCGATTATTTGAATGGTTCGCCAATTCGTCAAAACTACCTTGAAACCGCTATCAAGTGGATTGCAGCGCGTGACGGAAAAGAAATTGAAGATTATATGGCAGAACACCAGCACGACACAAATTGTAATGAATTATGGCTTTATTTTCAGACTGTAATAAACTGGGTTAAAGCTACATTCCCTAACTACCGTAAGGAAATGAAAGGGCTTGAATGGGGCATTTTCTTTAACAAATATGGTACAGGCAAGTATGACCCGAAACAGCTTGAAGCGCGTATTGTTGACCTTATGGATAACGAAGATGTAACAAAGCATTCAGGCATATATGAATATCTGCTTGACGGTGACGAACGGCATTTAAGCATACGAGCGTTTACCCCTAAAATGGCACGAGCGGCATATGAGCGGCAAAAGGGTATCTGTCCGAGATGTGGCAAGCATTTTGAAATTGATGATATGCAAGCCGACCACATAACTCCATGGAGCAAGGGCGGAAAGACAACGGCGGAAAACTGTCAAATGCTTTGCGCCGATTGTAATAGACGTAAGAGCGACGTTTAATATATTATCGCGGCTTATCTTTCAGTATCATTTAGCAGATTTAAGCGACAAACAAGCGACAAAACGAAAACAAAACACGGCATAAACCCAGTAATATCAAGGATTTATGCCGTGTTTTATATTCTCCGTCTCAAAGAACATAACCCTTACAGTCTTGGATGCTGTCTCCCACATGGGTGTGCTTTCTTCTCGAGCAGAGGCGGACATTGTCTCTGACAAGATACGGGATCTGGATATAAAAACTCCTTCCCCGAAACAGATTGTGATGAATTTATCCGGGGGCAACCAGCAAAAGGTCGTTCTCGCGAAATGGCTGGCTGTCAACCCTGACGTGATGATCATGTGTGAGCCTACGCGCGGTATAGATGTGGGAGCAAAGGCTGAGATCTATAGACTCATAGGAGAGATGGCCCGCAACGGGAAGGCAGTCCTTCTCATATCTTCTGAGATTCCGGAGATTGTGGGGATGAGCGATAAAGTCGTGGTGATGCATTCGGGCAAGGTCGTAGGGGAGTTGACAGGTGCCGGATGCACGCAGGAAGCGGTATTGAGATTGGCGACTGGGGGTAGCGCTGTTGGAGCCTAAATCTTTTGTCGATGTTCTCAGGCGTTTCGGAATGGCTTTCATACTTTTGGCGATGATTATTGCGCTTTCATTTATGAATCCTCGATTCTTCACCATTTCCAACTTCCTAACAATAATGAGGCAAGTAGCGATTAACGGAGCGCTGTCAGCAGGCAACTCGCCTTTTTGTATGCGCCTCCTGACAGTCCGCTTCGATATGCCTAGCATCTCGGCTGC